CAAGCCGCGATCAGCGCGTCACGCGCCGCGAAGTAGTCGTCGCCCAGAACGAAAGCGTCTAGCGAGACCTCCCGCGACTTCGGGCCCAGATCTTCCGCGAACGGTTTCGCCTTCTTCGGGAACTCATGAAGGACGACGCGCCGACCGAAGCTCCCGTCCGCACTATCGACGAAGAACTGGACTCCCCGGAACGTCGCTTTTCTGAGCTGATCTTTCCAAGCCATACTAGAACCCCGTCATGGCGTAACCCATGCTGAGATCCATGTTCACGCCGCTGCTGTTTTGCGTCGCGACCTGAGTCCCTCGGGGCATATTTGCGAACGCTACGTTCATGTTCACGTCTCGGGACGCCTGTTCGCCCTGAAGCCTTGCCTGAAGCGTTTCCTGTCCACCCAGCACCGGCCCCTGCGTCGTCGTATTGACGCCGACCTCTGTTCCTCCGAGACCCACTAGATCCTTGAGCTTCGACCAATACTCCTGAATGAAAGCCCACGATGATTTGAGCAGCCCGAGGAACGACTCCCAATTCGTGTAGAGCAGATACACCGCTCCAGCGATCGCCATAATCGTCAGACCGACTGGATTCAAAGCGAGCGTCATCAAAGCTCGTCCAGCTCCCATCACAAGTGCGCTCAGCGTGTTGAGAGTAATTCCCAGAAAGCTAAACATCTTCGCCCAGATCGGAATCGCCCCGATCAAACCACCAAAGAGAAGCCCTAGCTGCGAAATGGACAGGACGAGACTTCCCAATGCCGCCGCCGTTGGCAGAAGGGCTACCGCGAGCAATGCCTTGAACGCCGTCGAGATCGCGTTCGCCTTCTCGTCCGCCGAAAGCCCGGAGAACCAGCGCATCCACTCAGTCACGCTCCTGAGACCCGAAGCCAGCATCGGAAGAAGGGATCGAAGACCCTCTCCAAGAGCGACCGCGAACTCCCTGATCACCGCTTGGTTCTCTCGGAAGAACGCCATGAACGAGCTCGCCATGTCCGAGAAGACCGGAAGAAGCGCCGCTCCGATCGTGTTTCTCACGCCGAGGAGCGTGAACTTGACCCGATCCATTAAGTCGTCGAACGCCGCCGCGGACTTGATATCGTCCTCGGATATCACCGCTCCGACCTGATTCGCCTCGTCCCTGAGCGCCTGAATCCCCGCCGCTCCGTCTTGAAGAAGGAGCGACATTTTGTCCCCGGACTTCCCGAAGATCGCCATCGCGAGGGACGTCTTCAGGGCCCCGCTCTTGATATTCTTGAACTTGTCCGCAATCTCGGGGAGCAGGTCGTCAATCGTCCTGAGCCTCCCGTTCGCGTCTTTGGTGCGGATCCCGAGCGCGGAAAAGACCTTCCCAGCCTCGCCGCCGCCCTTCGCAGCTTCGACGAGGTTCTTGTTCAGGAACTTGAGACTCGTTTGCAGATCCTCGGACTCGATCCCCTGGAGCTTCGCCGCGTAGGTGAGTTCCTGTAGAGACTTCGTCCCGATCCCGATCCTATCCGCCGCGTCTTTGATATCCGCCCCGGACTTCGCGAACGTATTGACGACCGCAAATAGACCGGCGAACGCGCCGCCAGCGACGAACCCGACTCGAGCCAGCGATCCGAGGAGATTCCCGATCGCGCTTTTAATGTTTCCGATTCCCTGCCCGATCTTGTCGAGCATGAGAGATTCACCGAGCTCGGAGAAAGCCTTCCCCTGATCGCGGAGTGGCTGGGTGATGCCCTTGATCTTCGAGCTGATATCGCGGACTCGGGCCGTTACTTGGTCAACGGCCTGAAAACTAATCTTAACGGGGTAGGTGTTTGCCAAGTTTTGCGACCTCCTCCGCTCGCTTCACCCAAAAGCTCAAGTCATCCGCGTCTAGCTCCAGGAGCTCCGACGGTTGGAAGTGAAAGACGTATGCGAGGACCCCTAGACAGCTTTCCCAGTCTCGGGGCCAGCTCCCAAAAAACCGGCCACCGCCTCGAGGACCTTCTTCATGTCGCCGATCGAGAGCTCGTCCATGACCTTCGGAGGCTGTCCACAGAGCCGTCCCGCCAGATCGAGCAGATCTCCAGTCGTGGGCTCCTGAGGAAGCGTCCGAAAGTGCTTCGCCTTGGGCTTCTGGAGCTCTAGCTCGCTGATCGTCTCCGATCCGAACTGGATGACCTCCTCGAGCTTGATCTTAGTCATGCGACCTCTTCAGCCGAGAATCCTTCAAAACGGACCTCGATCTCGCCTTCTTCCGTCGTGACGTTTCCGTCAGCCGCGAAGTAGGCGTTCCGAAGGACGATCGTCTTTCCGTTCGCCAGATCCAGGGTCACAGTCGCGTCCTTGGTCTTGAGCAGTGAAGAGACGTCGAGCTCGTCGTAGTCCGTGATCGCGCCTTCGATGAACGGAACCGCGGGAGCTTCTTTGAAGCCAGCCACGCCGCCGCCTGCGTCCATCACGGCTTCACGCTTAGGCGAGCCCAGGTTGTAGGTGAACGAGCCCTTCGCCTTGAGGAGCTGGCCGTCGACCTTGAGGAAAATCAGTCCGCCGATTCTCGAGTTTGCCATCTTCTTCTGCCTTTCTTAGAGAATGAACTGGATCTTCGCTGCCGTGACGCGGAGCTGGTTGATCAGATCCGGTGGGAGCACCACGTCGAGACGGTTCGGGTCAGACCCGTTACGCTCGACGATCAGGTTCTTTTTGAACTCGTCGAAGTTCTCGACGAGACCCATCTCTTCCCAAGCCCTGAAGCGAGTCAGGAGCTCAGCCTTCAAGAGACGCGGAGTCACGATCTGCTGTCCAGCGGCCACGCGGATACCGTCGCCTGCGAGCTTGTGCCTCGGGTACTTCGCTTGAATGAAGTTCCTGAGGTCATAGCGGAGATATGAGAGCGTCAGGACCGTCTCGACGTCCAGATATGCGTCCGTCTCAGCGCCGCCCGGGGAGACCTGGTAGGTCGTGATCACGCGCTCGAGCTTCACTTCGCCGTCAGATCCGACTACGAAAGTCGAGATCCCGTCGAAGAGCAGGCTATTTCGCTCAGACTGAGTGAACCGCTGCTCCAGCGAGGGAGCGAGAACGCCCTTCACTGGAAGCGTCTGGAGCGGACGAGCCGGATCGATCGGCGCGTAGTAGGCCACCACGCCGGCGACCGCTGCTGCCACTTCATAGCTTGCAGTCGGAACCTTGTAGGCACCCATGACGGAGAGGTTCTGGTTGTTCTGAGCGTCTCCGAACGACTGGAGACCCGAGAGGTCGTCGTTCTTTGCAGCGAAAGCCACGCCCTCGATCTGCTTCATCGGGCCGAACCGCTCGTCGAGCTCGTCCTTCAAGATCACAAGGTTCTCCGCGTCGGTGTACGCCGTCGCGATGACGTTAAATTGCTCGTCGCCGATCGCAGCGAAGACCGGAGCGATGCTCGGGTTCGTCGTTCCGCCGCTCATCGCAGTGATGCTCATCGCAACTCCTGCCGGGAGCGACTCGCCGGAATAGTGATTCAGTCGGACGTCGATCTCGTCACCGAAAGAGCCCTTGTGTTTTGCAGTGATCGTAACGTCTCCGGCGCTTGCAGAAGCCGAGATGGGCATCATCGCGTCGCCGTTAATGGCCGAAGCAATCGCCGATGCGATCGTCGAAACACTGTCGCCGCTCGAGACGCCGACCTTAACCTTGTGACCGCCGATGTAGAGATGAACAGTCCCGGAAGCGGTCGCTCCGCTGGAGACCGAGATCATTCCCTCGGAAGCTACGCCCGAAGCGTCGTCCGCGAGAGCGATCGCCCAGACTTCGGTGAACGTGTTGTTCGCAAACCATGCCTTCGCCATCGCGTGAAGCATGGATCCAGCGCCGAAAGAGGTCTTCGCCTGCTCTTCGCTGGAGATGCGCGTCGGAGCTTCTACCGATGCGGTCCCGGATCCGAGCTTCTGCCCGATCAGTAGTCCCTTGTAGGGTTGTACGCTGGTGCGGTTGCCTTGTGCGTTGCTCGCGTCGAACTCGATCGCGACGAACGGAGTTCTCAGCCCGCTCGGGATGCCGTCAAAAGAAATGCTCATTCCTGGTTCTCCTTTTCAACTTTTGGACGACCGCGCCTCTTCGGAGCCGCCTCCATCTTTTCTTCAACCTTCTCTTCAACTAGCACGACCTCGCCGAACTTCAAGCGGCGCAGCCAATAAGCGGAGGCAGGAACGACAGTCGGAGAGTCGTCCGAAAGAACGACCCCTCTGAATGGATCCGTCACCTTGCGGTGCATCGCTGGTTTGATCGTCAGTGTCTTCATTCCTGCGGTACCTGAACAGTGTCCGTTGCTTCTATACTTTCATCGGAACGCAAGTCGTAGGCAACTCCAATCCGCTCCAGCGGCGGTTTTTCGGAGTCGTCCACGAGCTCGGTGAAATATGTGACGAGGTACGTCAAGGCGCACGATCCGACGATCGTGTTCCCGTCCCCCTTGAGCTGGAGATCCGCTTCCTCGAGGACACAGTCAGTCGAAAGCCCGTCGAGGGACTCGTCGGATCCGATCGCCGCCTCCACTTCCTCGGCTAGTTCATCCAGCTCGTCGTCCAGACCCTCGTCAGCCGCTGCGACGCACTCGATCGTCAGCCTGAGCTGGCGCTTTAGGGTCCTCGGGGCAGATGAAAACTCGGAGACGTTCTCGCTCCGGGAATAGACGATCACCGCGGGGAGCTGTTCGCTCCAGATACTCCGCGCCGGGTTCGAGAAGACGCGATCCTCCGCCCTCGTCTTGTAGAGGAGCCGCTCGACGACCTTCTGTCGGATCGCTTTGCGCTTCTCGCTCATATCTTATGCAGGATCAGGACCGAAGCGCCCTGTCCGTCCGGTTGGTTTGAGATAACTCGAAAGAGCTGTTCGCCGATCTCGACCCGGTCTCCTGGACTCGGAGGGACGGGGAGGTCTGCAAGTCGAACGTGTAAGACTGGAACGGAGGAGTCCACAGGGACTCCAGCCGCGGGATCGACCCCGATGAACTCGTTGTCGAAGATCCCTGTGATCTGAACGCAGTCGTGGTTCTGAGGAAAGTAGACCACCGGACGCCCGAAGGTACCGATCCCAGTCTTGATCACTCGGTCAGCGAGCTTTTCCCAGTGCGCCACGAAAAATCACCGGGGAGAGGCCGAAACCCCTCCCCGATGCCCCTAGAATTTAGGCCAGCTTGACCTTAACTTCGGTTGCAGAAGTGCCTGCGTCTTCAACGCAGATGCCGATCACTTCGCCGCCCGAGGTATCGCACTTCTTCTCCGAAGAGTCGAAGTGAACATGGTCGCCGACTGCGAACTCCTTGCCGGATCCAGTCTTCTTTGCCAGAGCGTAGACGCCCGTGCAGCCGATGTTCAGCTTCTCGCCGCTCTCGACAGACTTCGAGGCAACTCCGAACAGCTTGCCCATGAGGACGCCTTCGCCAGAGCTGAAAGCCTCCGACGCGACGATCTCGATGCTTTCGCCGGGTTGAATGTAGTTTTTCATTTCTCGTTTCCTTTCTTCTAGCCTTAGCCGTTCTTGAACATACCGCGATGGTCGATCGCCTTAGCGGCGAAGGCCATGTGGCACTTGATCTCGAAGCCCTGAACGTCCCAGCCCTCGCGGGTGGAGATCTGAGGACCGCGCTCGCCCATGAGGTAGGCGACTTCGATCGTGTCGATCTGTCCGGGAGATGCCACGAGGTACCACGCCGAGCCGTAACCGTCGAGACGGGGCTCGACGATGAGCTGGAGAGATCCCGCGAACGGGTTGACCTGCGAGTTTTGGTTCGGCTGAGTTGCAGCGAGGATCTGCTGGAACTTCGTCTCGAGAGAAGCCGGGCAGAGAGCGTAGGTGGCCTGCACGTTGATCAGACGACCGCCGAGACCCTTCTGGAGGCGCATCTTCTGACGGGCTTCCGAGAGGGTAGCGATCGAGGGATCGCCAGCCGCGCCGGTGTTGCCGTGATCAGCGTGGAACAGAGTCGTACCGTCGCCCATGACCGGGTTCTGACCGAAGATCGAGTAAACCGTGTCGGACTCGAGGTCAGCCGCAGCCCTTGCGAACAGAGCCGGGAGCCTCGTGAACGCGCCGAGATCGTCATCGATCAGGGTGCGGCGGGTAACGCCCACGGCCTTTGCGTATTCAGCCAGCTTGTACGCTTCCTTCGCTTCGCCGATGGTTCCGCGCTTCACTTCGCCGGATTCATTGATCTCTTCGAGGCTCGGAGCGTCGCCGAGCTGGAGACGGGTCACTTCCTTGAAGTTCGAGAGCTCGACTTCGCGGACAAGCGGACGCCAGGTCTGGGGGGCTTCCGCGTATGCATCACGGAGCACCTTGCCGGCGACGTTCGAGAGCAGGAGCGGGAAGTCGCTGGTCGAGTGAAGAGCGCGTTCAGCCAGATGGCCGACGTTCAATCCGGTGGTCTTGTAGCCCTTGGACTCGACAAAGATGCGGCCCATCTCGAGGAGGTTGCGACCCACGAACTGGTGAGCGCGTTCGTCTAGCTTGCCGTACTTTGAAGCGTTGTAGCGGTGAAGAAGAGCCTGCTCAGCGCCGGCGATCAGGTGATCGCGAGCGTCGGAGACCACTTCGATCCGGACGTTGTTCTGGATCTGGGTCTTGTTCGCCTGTTCAGCGACCTTTTCGATCACCTGGGCGCGAGCCTGATCCAGAGTCACGCCGGTCTCGATGAGAGACTGAGCGAAGGACTCCTCGAGCTTTGCCTTGCGGCAAGCGTCGAGAATTCCGGCTGCGCGAGCGCGTTCGACCTGAATCGCTTCTTCCTTCACGTTGCCGAGCTCAACCGTTGGCTCGGGCTTTTTCTGTTCGGTATCCATTTCCCCTTCTTCCTCCTGAGCGTTGGTAAGCTCGGTTATTTCGTCCGCACGAAAACCTGCGGCCTGATCCGCGGGAATTGGCACCACGCTCAACTCCAGCGGCTCCCAGTCGGTCGCCATGAACGATCGAACTTCTTCGCCTTCCTTGGTGACTTCCTGAAAACTATGCACCCGATACCCTACAGATATCGAGCGCAAAATTCCGTTTTTAACGTCCTGAAAGATCCCAGCGACCTCCGGGCGATCGGAGAACCGGACCACAGCCCGACCCTCTCCGCCCTTGATCCATGCTCGCTCGACGACTCCGATCACGTTGTCGATCGAGCTCGCGTCGTGATTCTTGAGCAGCGGAACGGTTCCCGACTGGAGTCGGTCCATCCTGACCGATCCGTCCCTAAGGTCTAGGGACTCGTTCCAGTCTCCGAAGACTCCGGAGCGACGCACCGCTGCACCGCTAGTCCACACCAGCTCAGCGCGAAGCGAAGACTCGTCGATCAGATTCGGCTTCGACTCCGCCGCCCTCCAGACTGGACCTCCGTCCGAGATAGCCCGGAGAAGCTCGTCGTCTTTCTCGATCACTGCTGATCTTTCTTGTTCATCTTTTCTTTCGTCGATCTTGTTTAGTTCTTCCACTTTTCGTCGACTCCAGCTTTGTCCGGGATCGCCGCCCCAAAGTCCCCAAGCCACACGCCCCGCGGACGGATAGCCTTCTTCTCCTGGGTTGAATCCCTCTCCTTGTTTATCTACCTCATGCCTTGAGAAAAAGGAAAACATCCGGCGCACCGTGGACGCTGACAGCTCCTCTCGACTCGAGAGCTGACGAGCTCGAGCGAGCCCGACGAGCGTTCCTCCGTCCGATCCTTCTTCCTTCCACGCGAGAGCGCGATCCGCCTCATCCTTCATCCCGGACGTAGGAGTGAGATCGATCTCTTCCCCGCGATAGGTCGCCATTTACTGCGCCTGACCTTGTTCTGTAGTTACGCTTGAATCGGCTGCGGGATCGCTGACATACGCTTGAGCGCCGCCCGCCTTCATCGTCTTTCGAGCATCGGAGTCTAGGATGAGACCGAGAGCGTCGAGCTTCGCGTTGTCGCTCGCGATCTCCTCGAGCAGACTGTCCGAGTCGAACCCAGACTGACGATGTACCTCGGAGAGAGAGATCAGCCCCCCGCGCACCGCGTTAATCGATGCGCTAATTTCCTTCGTCGGGTCGATCATCTCGCGCCGCGGAGCCGACCATTCGGCCCTGACTCCGTCGAATGACTGACCAGTGAGCCCAGCCGCCTGAGCGAACCAGCCCCAGACCGGGACGCAGAACTGCGGGATGAGCATCCCCCAGCGCCAAGAGTCCACGTTTCGACTCATTTCGATCCAGCCCATGCGACCGGAGCTGTAGTTCACCGTCGAATAGTTGTTGGTCATCGCCTCGAACGAGATTCCGTAGGAAGCCGAGATCAGTCGGAGCGTCTCAGTGACGAACTGCTCCGATCCGTCCGCTCCTGGAGGAGAAGCGAACCGGATATCCTTGCCGCTCGGAAGGATCTCGATCTGACCGGGCTCGAGCTTCTCGCCGAGAGTCGAAGTCGCCGCGGATCCGTCGATCGGGGCCTCGATATCGGTCACGAAAGCCGTCAAACAGCTCGAGACCTTCATCTTGACCAGCTGCGCGTCCATGAAATCGTCGAGATCCCTCATCCGGACCATAGAAGTCGACGCCCAAGGTACGCCCCGCGCCTGCCCCGGGCGCTCGGATCGGAAGACGTGAAGGATCTCGTCAGCCGGGATCCTGCGACTCACAGCCCCAGTCCCCCCGGATCCCGGGTGCTCCGGGAAAATCCAGTAGGCGACGCGAGCGCCTTGCGCGTTGTATTCGATCCCCTGAACGATGACGCCGCCGTCTGGGAGCTTCAGATCCTTCAGCGCGTCGAGGAAGTCGGGCTCGAGGACCTGCAACTTCAGCGGAACCGATCCGTCTGCTGCCGCGACTGGGACCTTGCGGATCAAACACTCGCCGGACTCCACGACCGTCCGCAGGACGAGAGCTTGAAGCCCATAGAAGTCATTCCGACCCTCGAGATCGATCGACGTGGAACCAGACCACGAGCTCCAGAGCCGGTCCATCTCGACCTCGAGCTGTCGCGAGTTGCCGCGATGCTTCGCCATGATCCCAGTCCCGACCGTGTTCGAGACGATCACCTGGAGCGCCCGGTTCGCGATGGGGTTATTCCGCGTGAGATCCCGTGATCGATCGCGCAGCCGCGAGAGCGCGAGCTTGGTCTCGTTGTTTGCGTTCGAGCTTGGAGTGATCCAGCCGTCAGTCCGACGCCCAGTCGATGCGCCGTCGTACAAGCGTTGCGAAATGCGATCCGAGCTGTAGTAATTTGCAACAAGCCGCGATTTAACGCGCTCCGCGCCAGCCCGGGGAGCAAAGTAGGTCACGAGCCGATCGAGCCAGTTCACTTGGGACTTCATCACAAGCCCTTCCCAGTCTTGGTCAGGATCGTCGTGCTATTCCCGGCGGTTAATCCCAGATCCTTCCGCATCATGTCGCGGAGCCTGATCATGTCGGAGAGATTGCGGTAGGTAACGGTCTTGCCGTTGTAGGAGACCGTCGTCACGCCTTGCGCTATAGCCTCTTCGAGAGCCGCGAGCTGTTCGCTTGTGAATGCCATAGATCTCCTACCAGAAAGTGCTCTTTCTTCTTTGTATCACGAGCCCAGAGGACGCCGGCATACTTTGTTTGCCCGTCTGCATAGCCGATGGCAAGTAATTTTCCTCGAGCTGACGCCACTGTTCGTCCGTAAACCTATCCATTCCGAGCACCGCCGCGCAAGCGCGAGCCATCAATCGACAGTCGAGCGCCTCGTTTTGGTCCTTGACCTTGGTCCAGGTTGGTCGGTTGTAGCCTCGAACCTTCTTCACGACGAGCTCTTCCGCGGTAAGTTCGTGGAAGTATTGCTCCCCATACTCCGGAAAATCACAGAATCCGGGAGGAGTTCCGTGCTCTTTGAGATCCTCTTCGGTCGGTTTTTCTAGCCTGAGCCATGAATAGAGCTCGGACTTCATCACATTAACGCCGAGCGGCCACACTTTCGCCCCTCGAGGACGCTTCTTCCCCTTGATATCGATATCCACGACCTTCGGAGTCCCGATGATCGTGTTCAGGTTGTCGAAGCCCTTGGTCGCGATGACTCGGTTGATCGAATACCGACGCACGAAGTCATAAACCACCTGCGTATTGAAGCCAGAGTCCACCGCGAGCATCCGAAGCCCCATCGTCCCGCCGTTCGCGTGAGGGAACTGCTCGTCGAGGATCTGAGCGAGCCGCGCCCAAGGTCCAGCCGGACTTGTGTCCGTCGTATCGCCCGGGATCTGCCTGTAATCGACCGACCACGAGCGTTTGTCGCGCCCCCAGCCCACAATCTCGATTGCGAGACGGTCCTTTTGCACGTCGCAGCCAGCCGTCACGAAGAGAGCCCCGCTTGGGACCGTGTTGATCGGGTACCTCGATCGCCTGTCATAGAGCTTCTTCCAGTCCGGAGCCTCCCCGCGCTCCGCGAAAGTCTCCCCGAGGACCGTGTTTAGGAACACCCGTAGGTGCTGCGGGTTCTTGTGCGCCTTAACCCAGTCCGCCGCCGCGTCCGCCCACGAGTACCAGCCGACCGGAGAATAGAGCGCCGAGAGATGGAAGCCCGCGACTTTACCGTTCCGATGACCTGGAGCTTCCGCGATCCAGCGGCCCTTCGCCATCATGTCCGTCTTCTGGTGCTCATAGATCTCCGCTCGGCACTCCGCGCACTCGTAATACGCCCGGGAAGGGTCGTTTTTCGGCCAGCGAACCTGCTGCCAGATCAGGACTTGGAGCGTCTCGCACTCAGGACAGGGGACGTGGTACCGCCGCCGATCGGTGTCCTCGAACAGACTTTCGATCCGACAGCGCCCTGCGATCGTCGGAGTCGAGACGATCAGGACCTTCCGCCTGGCAAAGGTCCTAGTTCGAGCCATTGCGAGCAGAACAGGGTCGCCTTCTCCGTCCACGTCGCCGGGATATGCCGAGACTTCATCGAGGAATAGGTAGCGAGCGGGCAGTGATCGCAGTCCGACCGCTGAGTTTGCCCCAGTCAAAACCAAAGTCCCCCCAGGAAAATCCTTCTGGAGCACCGTGTTCCCGCTATCGCGCTCCCTGGATGGCTTGACCTTGGACCTGAGCCTTGGACTTTCGTCGATCAGGGGCTCCAGACGCTGCTTTGAGTTTCGCTTCGCCAGCTCGACGGTCGGCTGAACGGCAAGCATGGGACCTGGCGCATGATCGATGACATAGCCGATCCAGTTATTTCCGCATTCTGTCCCGCCGATCTGGGATCCTTTCATGAACACGACTTCCTCGACGGCAGATCCGTTCGAAAGCGAGTCGAGAATCTCTTTCAGATAGGGCGTGCGCGATGTTCGCCAAAGCCCAGGCTCGGCACTGGCTCGGGTGGAGAGGTAGCGGTATTTGTCCGACCACTCGGACACCGAAAGCCGCTCATCCGGCTTGAGCCCGTCGAAGAAGCTGTCCGCGTATGCACTAGAGAGATCGTTTTCCTGCATTCACGAGCTCCTCGAGGGCCAAAATCAGTTCCTGGGTCAGTCTTTCATGGATTCGCGGTGAGTCATTCCCATAGCTCGCCAGTTCATTTGAGATCCGATCCGGTATGTTCAGGATCGCATCACGAACAGTCCGCGCCAGTTTGAAGGCCTCGACCTTGACCTTGTCGACCGGAATCAGCTTTCCGGTCTTTTCTTCGTACTCGAGCTTCGCCAGCCTGGCTGCGTATGCCTCTCGGATTGCCCGGCTTTGCGCGTAGCTAGGTCCCTGGAGGACTTGCGATAGGGGGCCTTGGGCATCTTCCGGATCTGGTTTGGTTTTGCCCTGTTCCTTTTCGCGCTTGGTCGGGATGTATCTCTTGCTCGACTGGGTGTTGGCTGCCCATTCGGCATCGGCTTTGACTGGATCGATCAGTCGCTTGCCATCCTCCGTGCGGATCGTGGTGATGCGACCGCCTTCGACTGCCTTTGAGACCGCCTCAGGTGAAACGCCGCGGTGCTTTGCGTACTGACGAAAGGAGAGAAGCGCCATTCATTACTCGGCCTTGATCTCGTCCCAGAGCTTGCCGTCCTCGCGGTGCGCCTTTTTGCCGGTGAACTTCTGCCAGCGGTCAAGGATCACTCCGCAGTAATGAGGGTCTAACTCCATCATGAAGCAATGCCGGTCGGTCTTTTCACAGGCAATGAGCGTTGAGCCTGAGCCGCCGAACAGATCAAGGACCATCGATCTCGAATCTGAGACCTTACTAAGAGCGTGCTCAAGCATCGGAATTGGCTTTTGAGTTGGATGCTCCTTCGGTGGATCACGGTCAAAGTCCCATACGTCTGGAGTTCTACCACCGCGAAGCTCTACGCGTCCCTTGTGACCGAAAAGGATCAGCTCATGCTGACCACCAAAAGCCCCGGTAAGATCACCCATTGACCAGTTGTTTTTTTTCCAAACAATCAAATTCTTATATTCAAAGTATTGCTCAAAAATCGGTCTCCAAAGATGAATTGTTTGATGCGATCCGCAAACATAGGCGGCAGAATTATCTGCCATCGCAGCGTATGCAGATGGCATGAAATCGACAATTTTGTCGTCATTCATCAGCATCCCGTGCTTGTTCTGGTGGTTCGACTCATAACTATAGCCGTATGGTGGATCAGTAAAAAGGCAGTCGGCCTTATTACCGTTCATCAGCCGGTCAACATCGGTAATCGCAGTCGAGTCTCCACACATGAGCCTATGGTTTCCAAGAATATAGATCTCTCCCTTGACGACCTTTGGATCTGAAAGCGCGTCTGGGACCTCATCCTCGTCACCTTGAGGATCCAAAGCCTCTGTATCAGGAATTAGATCGGCCAGTTCCTCGTCTGAGAATCCTGTGAGAGAAAGGTCGAAGCCGCTTTCCTCCAAAGCCCGAAGTTCTTCCGCAAGAACGGACTCATCCCATCCCGCGTTCAAAGCCAGCTTGTTATCCGCGATGATGTAGGCGCGGCGCTGTTCTTCCGTCAGGTGGTCCAAGACGACGACCGGAACCTCCTCGAGGCCCAGGCGTTTTGCCGCCATGAGGCGACCGTGCCCGGCGATGATGCCGTCTTGAGTGTCAACCAAGATGGGGTTGGTGAAACCGAACTCAGCGATCGACGCCGCGATCTGCTCAACCTGGGAGTCGGAATGAGTTCGAGCGTTGCGTTCGTATGGTTTGAGCCGATCTACAGGCCAAACGACCAAGTTCTTTGCGAGATTGACTGACAGCATCGGTCAGACGGTCGCAGATGGATCAGCGATCGGCAACGGTTTTGTAGTATCCGACGTCAACACTCCGGGAAGTCTGTCGCTAGAAAACGATCGGGGTTTTAACCACC